AACCTCTGCCACGGTGACAGCACGATGGGCTGGCGGGCCCACTCCCCTTTGGAGTGGCGCAAAAAGTCGCCGTAGAACTCCATCCGGAACTGCGCGGCGTGGACGTCGAAAAACAGACCCCGTTTCTTCCCCGTTTTCAGGTCCTGCAGGTGGCGACGGCAGGCCAGCATCACGTAGCGGCAGGCCGGGATGGTCTTGGCCACCACCGCCCGGGCATAGGCGGAAACGTCGTCAGCCGTCGAGCCGGTCGGGTTTCCTTGCGAGGTACGCCGAGAGCCGCGTGACGCCGATCGGTCTGCCGCCATCCGAAAACTCCGGGGCTCGACTGCCCAGCCCAGCACGCGCCGCCGGGCTGAACCCCAACTCGGACACAACGCGTATCATGATCAGGGCTTGGCGGTTAAGGATCGACAGGTAAGGGTTTTGAATGATGTTGCCGTCTTTGGTGGTCACCACGTCCCCGAGCTGGCCCACCTTGGCTGCGGCGTTGGCGTGTTTGACGCAGGCCACCACCCACACCACCAGAATTTCCCGGTCGGTGGCCGTCAGCAGGCCGGGTGGTGCCCATTCGAGGGCGTAGGCCCACTGTTCCCGCTGTTCGTCGTTGAACCAGAGGGGTGGAGCCCACAACTGGCCCTGCCCTTGGGGTTCGATGTCGGGGTCGACCGGCCGCCGCCCGGGATTGCCGTGCAATACCTTGAGCATGGTTGGCACTGGCTTGCGTCCGGCTGTCATCATCGCACCGAGATCAATTTGTGGGTCTGGATCGACAGTCGCCAGTTATGGGCCCGGCACGCCTCGATGCAGAGCTTCGTGGCGGCGCTGTCGAGGGACACGGGCTGAAGGCTGATCTTGTCGCGCTCGATCAGGTCGCCCAGCGGTTCGATCACCTCGAGGAATTTTTCGATGTCCTCTTGGTCGGCCACGGGCAGCTTGATCTCGTCGGCCCGGATCATCACCCCCGGCAGAACATCGAGCCCGCCGGGCATGTCGATCTTGGGCGACACGGTCACCCACGTGTCGATCGACACGTTGACGGGATAGGTGCCGCTGGTTTCGATCTGCACGCGCCCGTGGCGGCCCAGCAGAACGGTGAGGTCGTAGATGTCCTGCGCCGCCGGTTCGCCACCCGTGATCACGAAATGCCGCTGCCCCAGTTCCAGCGCCACGTCTTCGATCTGCTCGGCGGTCATCGGCGACCAGGTCGGCGCGTCGCCGGTTTTGTGGAGCATCACGTCGATGTCCACCTCCTTGCGGCTCGCCGTGGGCCACGTGTGCTTGGTGTCGCACCACGGGCACCCGACCGGACAGCCCTGCAGGCGGATGAACGTAGCGGGCACTCCTGCGAACACTCCCTCACCTTGGAGGGTGGCGAAGATTTCGTTGACGTTGATCATGGCCGGTATTCCGCGCTGTTGGCCCCGTGTTCGGCCACCTTGGTGCTGGCCACGCGCACGCGCCCGTTCTGGCTGGTCTCGTGGAGCCACTGGTCGGCCAGCCGCCACACGTGATGTGCGAAGGCCTCGCATCCCACCATCGGCAACGTCACGATGTCCACCACGCCCGCGCTTTCCGCGATCGACCGCAGCGGCCACAGCGCGGGATCGTCAATCGCCAGCACGGTCTTGTGGTCGAACGTGTCCACCACCGTTTGCTTCAACCCTTTCAGGCCGCCGAAGTCGATCACCCATCCCCGTTCGTCCAGCTCGTCGGCCTCGAACGTCACGGAGATCGCGAGCGCATATCCGTGGATTTTGGAACAGTGGCTGTCGGCCCGATGCTGCCGGAACGCGCACGACAGGCCCACATCGTGGCCCCACGTCTTGGTCACCTGCCACACCATCAGAACCCCTGTCCCCGCAGGATCGCCATCAGCTCGGCCCGAGCGGTGGCGTTGTCGAGGAAAAATCCGCGCATCACGCTGGTCACCATCGACGTGTCGGCATCCTGCACGCCCCGCCACGTCATGCACTGGTGCTCGGCCCTGATCAGAACGGCGATCCCCTGCGGACTGATCGCCTTTTCAATCTCGTCGGCCAGCATGATCACCGCTTCCTCTTGGATATGCGGCCGGGCCAGAACCCACCGCGCGAGCCGGGTGAATTTCGACAGCCCGATGATCCGCTCGCTGGGCCTGATCCCCACCCAGCACTGCCCCCGTATCGGCAGCAGGTGATGGGCGCACATCGAGCGCACCGTGATCGGCCCCACCGTGTAGATTTCGTCAAGGTGCTTGGCGTTGGGGAAGTCGGTGAGCCGCGGCGGTGCCGTGTATCGGCCGACGAAGGCCTCCCGCACCAGCATCCGTGCCACCCGGCGGGCCGTTTCCTTGGTGTTGTGATCGTTGGCGGTGTCGATGATCAGGGCTTGCAGCGCATCCTCGATGTGACGGCGCACCTCGTTCTCGATGGTGTCCAGATCGCGGTCGTGAAGGTGTTCGGCGATATTGTCGTTGCACCGAAACGGCACCCCCCACGCCACCAGTGTCTTGCGGATCGCGCCGGTCGTGGTGTGAGGAAACGCGGTGTCCATCACTGGCCCCGCACGTTGTAAACCGTGAACGAGTCCGCGTGGCCGATCCGATCCGGCACGCCGCGCACCGCCAGTTCCACGCCGACCAGGGCGTATTCGCCGCCGCGCTTGCGGATCGCTGGCGCGGTCCACTCCACGAAGTGGCGGAACAGCATCCGCGCGATGTCCTCGTTGGTGTGGTCCTTCAGCGCTTCCGCGAAAATCTTCTTCAACTCCTCCTGCACCTCCGCGTGTGTGTCCTCAAACGATGGGAAACCGAGATCCTTCCCCATGTAGACCGGGCTCGCACGGTAGGTGAACCGGACGGTGGCGAAGTGGCTGTGGCCCGCGAGACCCATCTGCCGGTTAAGATTGGTGAAAAACACGCTGAACGGCCCGATGGTGTTCTCGGTGATCATGCCGCCGACTCCGTGGCCAACGCCGCGTCGCGCACATAGTCGGCGTCGCTGTTGGTGGTGCACACGAAAAAGAATTTGTAGTCGTTGCCGTGCCGCCGTTTCATCCACTCGTTCATTTTCAGGTACGACGTGGCCACGATCCCGCCGAACGCGGAGCGGGGCGATCCCTCCACCTCGAGGAAATTGAACCGCTCGAAATTGTGCTCGCGCAGCCGCTCCTGATGGTGGTTGAACGCGCGGTGGTCCTTGTAGCCGAACCCCTTGAAGTCGCCGCTCAGCGGATCAAACAGGTGGACCGCGCCGAACCGGAAGCCCGATCCCCACGCCGAGCTGTCGGTGGTGGCCCATGGGAACAGCCGCAGCAGGGTGGTGTTGCTCACACCGAGACCGTGAACCTTGGCCCGACCGGCAACGATGCGGAAGCACTTGCCGAGATAGGGGATGATCACCTTGGGCCGCCCGGTGAACGGCACGATCCGGCCGATGGCCACGTGATCGTACTCGGCGGCGTAGGCCTCCAGATATTTGAAATCCTCGCCCACGTGGAACACCGGCATGGGCGACAGGCCCTGCCGCTCCATCTCGCGCTGATTGGCCAGCGTGATCTCCGGCTGTTTCATGTCGTCGAGGTTGCAGTAGGTCCACAGTGACGGCGCGTTGGCGTGGCAGTAGCCGATGTAGTCGTCCAGCTTGATCGTCACGCCCATGGTGAACGCCGACCACGCGCCGCTGTCGAGGAACACGCTGGGAAAAACTTCGCCGAACACCTTGCGCAAAAACTCGGCCATGTTGAGCCGCTTGAAGTAGTGATAGCTCAACAGCAGGTTGACCCGCTGATCCTGGCCGCGCTCGAACGTGACGATGCGATCACCCATCCCCCACCTCGATGTCCAGCAGGATCGCGAGCCGCCGCCAGTCGTACTCCGCGCCTGCCACGGCATCGAGGGCGCTGCGCACCTGGTCGAACACCAGCGGCGGCATTTTGATTTCCAGCGTGGGCCACGTGGCGTCCTCGGCCGGGTCGGTGTCGGCAAGATGGCGCTCGCCTTCCGTCGGTTCGGCCAGCAGGCTCGACACTTCCAACGGCGTGAACCCCATCAACGACAGGTCCGCCGTCAGCGACCGCAGGTCACCCACCTCGAGGGCCAGCAATTCCCAATCCCAGCCCGCATTCAGGCCGATCTTGTTGTCCGCGATGATGTAGCTGCGCTTCTGTTCGCTGGTCCAGTGCCGCGCCACCACCACCGGCACCTCGGCCAGCTTCAATTGCAGTGCCGCCATCACCCGGGCGTGGCCCGCGATGATCCCGTCGTTCTCATCGACGAGCACCGGCATGGTCCAGCCCCACTCCGTGATCGACCGGGCCACCTCGGTGATCTGCGCTGGCGTGTGGGTTCGCGCGTTCCGTTCGTAGGGCTTCAACTTGGCCACCGCCCGCTTTTCCACCTTCAGGGCGGGCCACCGGGCCACGGCAGGGGTGGTCGCGCCGTTCAACGCGCTCTTCACCATTCCAACCACCCCCATGGTAAATTTTGCGCCTAGACGTGTAAGACCCCGTAAACGGTTTCCGTTTTTAGCGGCGCGTCGAACCCACCCCCCCTACGCGCTGGCCGTCCAACGCTCGCGCGTGGCCGAAGCCCTGCTCTGCGCCCGTCCGCCGTGAGTGATGACGATGACAGAAGGCGCGAAGGTTTGACCATTCGAGGCGAAGGTCGGGTCGCTTGCGTACGCTCTCGATGTGATCGACGTCAGTGGCAGGCTCACCACACCGGGGCCATTGGCACGTGGGGCAGGCGGCCAGGAACCGCCCTCGCAGCTTACGCCAATCCCTATCGTAACCGCGTGCCTTTGAACTGGGCCGAATGGCCTCGTACTGCTGACGGAGCAGGGCCAGCCGCTGTTGTTGCGTTCGATGCCATGGCACGCGGTGCAACGGCGCTCGCTGTGGCATTGGAACCTCGTGGCGATGGTGGGGATGCCCGCATTTGACCACCAGACGCAATCGCGTGGTGTGTGGGGGTGGTCATCATGGAGGTGGGAAGATGGTGGCCAGTGGGGCCGTTTCCCCGGCTGGCGATGGCCTTTTGGCCATAGATAATTTCTACGTGCATTGGCAACACATCAGGCGGCGGCCTGTCAATCCCAAAACTCCGTGGACGTGCGCGATCCGACCGAACCTTGTCCCACAATCGTGTGGCCCGACGCAGCACCTCGACGGAGCCGATCGACTGGTCGTCTTCGATCCACGCCACCAGCCGCGTGGGCAACCCGACCGGGAGCAGCATGGCCCACGCGAACCAGACGGCGCACCGTTCGGCGTCGCGGTCCGACATCGATCCGGAATAATTGGCAACGATTTTTTCCAAACCGCCCGAAAGGCCAACAACACCAAGGCCATGGGTGAGAACGTGGAACGTCTCCACGATCTGCAACGCCGCCTCGAATTCATCGCTGTCGATGCCGCCGCCTTCGGGTCCGGCGGCCAGAAGCGTTTGCATCGGCCAGGGCCGCCGGTGCTGGGCGGCTTCGGGTGGCGGCTTCACCCGTTCTTCACGGTGGACGGTGCGACGGCGGCGCTTACGGGCCATGTGATCCTCCCAAAAAAACCGCGACGGCAAGACTGAGGGCACCGGCCAAGGCAAGGACGACACCGACGGTGACGAGCTTGTTCAAAGTGTCACTTTCTGCCTGCCTCTCGTCCCGGCCGATGACAGGCGTGCGTGACATGACACACCCCTTTCAGGGGGTGTGTGTCATGTGTCACTGGCACGCTTTCGCCCGGCAATGACGGCAGCGGTGACAGCGTCTTTTTACTAAGTGTCACTGTCACCGCCTTTGACCATGTCCGGTCGCCAGCACAGGTCGCCTTCGATGCGAAGGTGACCACGTTCCTGCAACGCCGACTTGATGCTGCGCACCCACTGTTGGGTCTGCGTGTTTTTGGTTGCCTCGGTGTTGATAATCGAAGCCCGTTCAAGGGCTTGGCGGAAATGCGCCACTGTCGTCATGTTGACGTTGGGCAGTCGGCCGCCGGGCGATGGTTCGGGGAAATCCACCAAGGCGTTATCGAGAACATCGAGCGCCAGTTGCCACCGTTGCCGCTTGGTGGTCTTGCGGCGCTTGCCCACCGTGCCGATGTCGGCCGGAACCACCACGCACGACGTAATCGGCTGGCCTTCCTCGTCGGTGCCGACCTCCACCACCTCAAGGTTGAACGCCTGTTCGGCATTGTCGAAGCCGTCCCGGCTCTTGCGGGTGCGGATCACCCGGCCAGCGTCGGTGCGCTCTACCTCCAGTTCCGCGTCCATTGCCGCTCGCAACGAACTGTGGCCGCGTGCGCCCAACGTTTGGTTTTTGCCGCTGTGGTGGACGGTGATCGGCGTGGCCTTGGTCTGCCGCCGGATCGCATCCATGTTGGCCACGAACGCGCCCATGTCGGCTGCGTCGTTCTCGTTGGCACCGGGTGTGGCCCGCGCCATGGTGTCCACCACGATGATGTCGATCGACGCGTTGATCCGCTTGGCCCACCGTTCCGCCGCTCGCATCACCGCCGCCACGTCGCCGTTGCCGGTGCGGCCGAGGTTCACATTTTCAAGCACGAACCCGAACGGGATCATCGCCCGGGCTTCCTCGTCCAGATTGTGGTGGCGGCAAAAGGCTTCCACGCGATTGGCCCACCCACCGCTGCCTTCGGCCGCGATGTAGAGAACGCCGCCACCCTTGACCTTGTGGCCCATCCATTCCCGGCCAAGGGCGTAGTGGGCCACCATGTCGAACGTGATGAACGATTTTCCGCTGCCGCTTTCGCCGTACACCATCACGAGCTGATCATTGCCAACGAGGCCGCCCACAAGGTTGTCGTGGGCCTGTGGCCGCGAAAGGCTGTTCCAGTCGGCCACCTCGATCTCGCGCGGCTTGTGATCGTGTCCGTTGCGCAACGGCGGCACGTCCGCACCAGGTTGGCTCTGGCGCGTGGCGGCTTCCTTTTCCGCCCGGCGGCGCTTGGCTTCATCGAGGGTGATTTTCTCAGCCATCGAACTGTACCCGCGCCCGCTCGGACGGCGGCAACAACGCCACCACCCGTTCCATCAGTTCGATGGTCTCGCACGTGAACGACGGCACCTGATCGAACGCGCGCCGTATCTCGGACAGTTTGAACAGGTAAACCGGCTCGGCGCGGGCGTGGGCCGCCACGTTGCTCGCCAGCGGATACCGCAACCACGCCATGGCACTCGACAGTAGGTGCAAGTCGCAACACCACGTGCGCGCCTTTTCGATCCCATCGATGCCCAGCCCGTGGCCCAAGCCCATGCGGGTGGCGCAATGGTTGGTCTGCGGATCGACGGCGCATAGATCGATCAGATCTCCCTCCACCACGGGCGCGATGAACGCCATCGTGCGCCCGTTGGGGTCAGGTTCGTACAGCTCCCGGTCCGCACCGTAGAACGACACCGCCGCCACGCCCCATTGGACGCGATGGGACAATGGGAAATCGATGCCGGTGGCCTTGGCCAGCCGGATCGAGCGCATGAATTCGTGTTCGATGTCGATCATACGATCCCTCCATCGGCCATGCGGTGGAGGTGGCCGTAGGTGGCGACGGCTACGCCGCACGCATCGGCCTGATGATCGTCGGCCACGTGCCAGCCCATGTTGACGGCGGCAATCACCATCTCGTCTTTCGACGCGGACTTGAACTTGCGGCCAACCTTCTTGCGCGGTCCACACATGGCGGCCTTGACCACGCCGGGATCGACCTCGATGCACCGGAGATCCCGTTCGGCGGCGGCCAGCTCCACCATGTTGACCAAGCCGGTGAGCAACCTACGGGTGTGCCACTTGTCGCGCGGCAGGAAGATCGGCGCTTCGAACGCCACGATGTCGGGATGAAATCGGTCGATCAGCCGCCGCACCTGGGCCAGCATTGCGATGTTGCGGCGGCCGTAGTCGAGTCCGGACGGCAGCGGAAAGCTGCCCAACGCCGGGTGAGCGCGGGCGCTGGCAAAGCACGCCCATCCTGTTGTCGACGAACAATCGAACGCGAGAACGCGCGCCATGCCCAACCTCCCCACGAAGTTGGACGATCAGCGCAGTTCGTCCTG